TATCTACAAGAAGTGATTCATTGGAGAGGGTTTAAGAACCCTCTCTTTTTTTGTACTTTTATTACGAATTAACAAATGTTAGTTAATTAACACAAACTTGTCTAGATAGTATAGAATTACACAGAAACCACATGCTCTAAAACCCCAAACATATATGATGTGTAAAGATTTGGAGGAAATTTATGCATAATTTGATATCGCGCAATCAATTAGCAGAATGGAATCATTTAGGTACGACGTTTAGTCAATCTCAAATAGAGGCAGATTTAGTAAATGATTACTTTGATTGTTTAATTGAATGCGATGAAGACCAACAAACCTGTAAACGCATATGTAGGAGTCTTTTAGATTAATATTTTCAAGGGGGTTGACTAACCCCCTTTTTTTGTGTAAAATGATAAGATGCTATACTTAATGTATGGAAAGAGAAAAATTAAAACTCATTGTAAAAAATCTCAAATCACTTGTAGATGCACTAGAGTCCGAAGTTTATTCAGATGTAAAAGCATATACATATGAAAATGATAATACTCCAATTCCAGTTGGAGATTATGATGAAGTATTCAATGATGACGACGGTTACCCTGATTAAATTATGACTGTAAAACTTGTAAGCGTGACTCCCGATGCGGAGCAGACTATGGCGTATATCGCCAGAGTATCAAATCCAAGTAACCAGGAGAATGAAAACTATGCTGGTCTTCTGCGTTATTGTATCAAGCATAATCATTGGAGTGTGTTTGAGCAATCCACTATGACTCTGGAAATTGAGACTACCCGTGCCATTGCGGCTCAAATTTTGAGGCATCGTAGTTTCACATATCAAGAATTTTCACAGCGATATGCTGATAGTTCTTTGTTGGCAGATGTAATTCCTTTGCCTGAATTACGTCGTCAGGATACTAAGAATCGTCAGAACTCTATTGATGACATGGATCCTTTTGAGGTTCAGATCTTAGAGAAGCAGATGCAAACTCTCTTTGATTCTTCCATGGCATTGTATAGGCAGATGTTGGATCGAGGTGTGGCAAAGGAGTGTGCAAGAAATGTGCTTCCATTATGTACGCCCACCAGAATCTATATGACAGGATCATGCAGATCATGGATCCATTATATCTCCCTGCGTTCTGCTAATGGTACTCAGAAAGAGCATATGAAGATTGCAGAAGAAGCAAAGAAAGTATTCATTGAACAGTTCCCCACTGTTTCCGAAGCCCTTGAGTGGGTCTAAATAAATCATTGAGTTTTGTATCTATGGCGACTTACCCTGTTATTAACAAAAACACTGGAGAACAGAAGGACGTTGTAATGAGCGTTCACGAATGGTCTCAGTGGTGTGCAGACAACCCAGACTGGCAAAGAGATTGGAGTGATCCATCTACTTGTCCTGCTTCTGGTGAAGTCGGTGAATGGAAAGATAAACTTCGTAAAAAACACTCTGGTTGGAATGACGTTCTTGCCAAAGTCAATAAAACCCCAGGTTCTAACATTAAGAAGATCTAAGTATGCCCGCAAAGAAAAGAAAGAATGAATCTATCAGTGGTATTGGTAGTATGAGTTCACGACAATTAAAGAGAAAGAAACCAATTAATTCAGACATCATGGTTGATATTCAACCACTGACTGATAATCAGAAAAAGTTCTTTGATGCGTATAAGGAAGGTAAGAATCTTTTTGCGTATGGAGCAGCTGGTACAGGTAAAACTTTTATCGCACTCTACCTTGCACTCAAAGACGTATTAGATCAATTCACACCTTATGAGAAGGTATATGTGGTTCGTTCTCTAGTTGCTACTCGTGAGATTGGGTTCCTTCCTGGAGACCATGAAGATAAAGCAGCACTGTATCAAATTCCATATAAGAATATGGTTAAGTACATGTTCGAATTATCTGAAAATGGTGGAACAGATTTTGAAATGCTTTATGGTGCATTGAAGATTCAAGAAACTATCAAGTTCTGGTCTACTTCTTTCCTTCGTGGAACTACTATGGATAATTGCATCATCATTGTTGATGAAATGCAGAACTTGAATTTTCACGAACTTGATAGTATAATTACAAGAGTTGGCGAAAATTGTAAGATTGTATTCTGTGGTGACGCAGCACAGTCTGACTTAGTGAAGACCAATGAACGCAACGGAATCCTTGATTTCATGAAAATCGTCCAAGCAATGACTGATGACTTTACTTGTGTAGAGTATGATGTCAATGATATTGTTAGGTCTGGATTTGTTCGTAACTATATCATGACTAAAATTGCACTTGGTATTTAATGTTTAAACATCTATATGATTCAGAAAGTGAACTTGATCTAGAAGCAACTATGATTGATGGGACTCGTTTTTATAAAGTCCCATCAGGAAAGATGTATCCTTCTATCACTTCTGTTACTAGTTTCTATAACCGTGAAGTATTCGTTGAATGGCGAAAGAAAGTTGGTGAAGAGAAAGCAAACAAAGTTACTAGAGAATCTACATTTCGTGGAACTAAGTTTCATGATGCTGTAGAACTTTATATGAAGAATACTCCTATCAAGGATATTCAGATGCTTCCCGCTACAAAATTCCTTTTACTGTCAGCGAAGAAAAATCTTGATCGTATAAATAACATACATGCTTTAGAAAGGTCGCTATACAGCGACTATCTTGGTCTTGCAGGGAGAGTAGACTGCATTGCTGAGTATGATGGAGAACTTGCAGTCATAGACTTTAAGACCTCGACCAAGATCAAACCCGAAGAATGGATTGAAAACTACTTCGTGCAAGAGACTGCGTATGCTTGCATGTATTATGAAATGACTGGTATTCCAGTCAAAAAACTTGTCACAATTATGGTTGCAGAAAATGGAGAATGTGTTGTCTACGAAAAAACAAACAAGGGTCACTATATTAAACTTCTCACCCAGTACATACGAAAGTATGTCGAACACAAAACAGGAGCCTATGGAGAATCAAGTTGACGATCTCATTAAAGAGAAATTTTTATGTCAAGCAAAGTTTGCACAAGAAATTGAAAGTCTAGTTAAGACTTACGACTTTAATTATATCGATGCTATCCTCACATTTTGTGAAGAAAATAAGATCGAAATGGAATCTGTTGGTAAACTGATTTCAAAACCACTTAAAGAGAAACTTAAGTGTGATGCTATTCAACTTAACTTTCTCAAGAAAACTACAAGAGCAAAACTTCCGCTATGATTTCCAAAAGTGAACTGATGCATTATAAAATTCAGGCAGCAATGCGTGAAAATGCATGGATTGATAATGAACTAAAGTATATTGGAAAACGTTCTGGACATCACTGGTATCTTATTGCTGGTGAACATGAAGTCAAAGCAGAACAAATTGAGGACTTTGAACAAGTTGATGATGACACCGATTGATGTATACAAAACATACCTAGCATTCAAAAATCATTTTACAAAAGCAAGTTATAATTATTTCAAGTATTCTGGTAAGTCTAGAGCATCCAAGGAAGCATATAATAATCGAAAAGATCGTTACTTCTTTGAACGGATGTCTCGGAAAAAGAATGACGATGAGATCAAAGAATATTTTCTAGCAAACTTTGTTGAATGTGATGACCCAGACCGTCTATGGATTGGGGAAATTATTTCTAGTGGAGAAGATAACTATTCATCTTGGGCAAAAAGGATTCAAGGTTTAAGTTATTTGTTTAAAACTGAAATTGAAATATTCATCAACAAAGATAACTTTCAAGAATTGTTTACCATAAAAGGACAGTCGCATCCTGAGGTACTAAAGAAGTATCTACAGGGTGCTTTGTCTATTGAAACTATGGTAATACTAGATATGATTCTTAGTTATACTCAGAATTTTGATAAGAAATTAACTGACCCAGTGTGGGAAACCGTCAGTTTGAAAATCAAAAAATATAAACCTTTTCTAAATATTGATGTGACAAAGTTCAAAAAGGTACTTAAAGAGCAAGTAGTATGAGCGACTTTTTAGATTCAGAAATTGTAAAACAATCTGTTCGTGAATTGGAAATACTTCAAGAAGAATTGTATTATGATTTAGTGAATATTTCTTCTTATAACTTGACGGAAAAGAAAGAACATCTAGAACGTCTTAAGACATTTCTTGAGAAGCAAAAGATTTTCTTTTTCCGTGCATCACTTTCAGATGATCCATTCGCTGCTAAAATTAAAGAAAAAGTAATTGAAGCAGCAAAGATGTTTGGTTATAGTGAAATCGATGGCATGGACAAGTTCTTTGCACAACTCGATAAGAGCATCGCTAAAATTGAACAGAGTATCGAACACGGTCATTGACAGATCAGGGTTTATGCCCTATAATACATCTGTCGTTATCCAACGCATCCTAATCTATCCTAATTAATCCTATGTCTTTTCAAAATCTCAAGAAGCAATCCCGTTCTGGTTCCCTTACTGACAAACTGATCAAGTCTGTCGAGAAACTCAACGATAAGGGAGGCAATGGTGCTGACGAGCGTATCTGGAAACCAACAGTCGATAAGACTGGTAATGGTTATGCAGTGCTGCGCTTCCTGCCCGAACCCGAAGGTTGCGACCTGCCTTGGGCACGAGTCTATACTCACGCTTTCCAAGGTCCTGGTGGTTGGTTGATCGACCAATGCCTGACCACCAAAGAACAGAAATGCCA